AATAAATTTTATATTTTAAATAAATATTGATTATATTTAAAATATAAAAGAAATATTAATTTATTTTTTACAAGATTTTAATAATTTAATAGCAGATATAGAAATAGATCCAGCAATGACTATCCCAATTATATAGTGCACTTGATAATGTTTAATATTTGGAAAAAATATTTCTAAAATATTATCAATGAATGTATCGTCTTTTTGAGTTAATTTAGTATATGGGCATCCATCATAAACTAGCCATACAACATAAAAAAAAATAGGAAAATAAAACACATGTTTTAAAATATGATTAGGCAAAATTGGCAATAATATTACACATAATGGTACTAAATAATGAAAATAATACCAGAATATTCCTATACAACATTTATAGAAACATGGCGATTCCTCAACACTATTATAACATTTTATTCCAAAATATTTACAGATATTATCATTCATACTTATATATACGAAACATTTTTTTTTGTTTTTATTTATTTGAAACTTATTTTTATTTTTTTATGATGTAATTAATCTAGGAGATATAGACATTGTTTGTAACTCTTGTATCAAAAGCTTACATGCATATGGTATTCTAATCTCAGAAAATGATGTTGTATTTTCTGAAAAGGAATTGTAAATATTTTTATCCGGATTCACAGCTGCAATCAATCCAGATTTTTTACAAATAAATACTCTATAATTATCTGATACATCCATTAATCTTTCCTTCAAGAAACCCGCTGCTCCATGTGATATCATACAATCTCTTTCCATTTCTCCAAACCTCAGACCACCATCTCTTGATCTGCCTTCAGATGGTTGTCTTGTTAATAATACCAATGGTCCTGTTGCACGAGAATGAACTTTATCATCAACCATATGTTTTAATTTCTGATAATACGTTGGACCTATAAATATTGAACATTTAAGCTGTTCACCATTTCTTCCATTATACATTATTTCGTTTGCATTTCGCTCAAAACCACATGATGATAAAAGTTCACAAATATCATTAACCTGTAATCCTGTAAATGGTGTTGAATCACCAAATTTCCCTAAACATACACCAGTTTTTCCCATAATTGCTTCAACCAGTTGTCCAATTGTCATTCGGGATGGAATTGCATGAGGATTTATAATTAGATCTGGAGATATTCCATCTTTTGTAAAAGGCATATCTTCTTGTGTATATGTCATACCGACAGTACCTTTTTGACCATGTCTAGATGAAAATTTATCTCCTATTTGTGGTATTCTCTCGGATCTAACTCTAACTTTTACAAATCCATATCCTTCACCATTTCTACTTTTATAAATATTATCTATGAATCCATTTTCATTAGATCTTAAAATTGTACTGTTATCTCTGAATTTTTTTCTATCTTTTGATGCTTCAACAGTCTGCTTAATAGGTATCACCTTTCCTATGATCACATCACCTCCTTCCATTTTTGAATCTTTTTTCGCAAAGCCATTTTCATCTAATTTGCTATAATCACCTGATTTTATCCCTTTTGTATATGTTCTATTTGGTAACATAAATTTTTCTTCTTCACCTGATAATTGATTTTTCTTTTCTTCATCTTTATATGTTCTATAAAATGTTGATCTGAATAATCCTCTATCAATTGATGATTGATTCATAATTATGGAATCTTCTTGATTGTAACCAGAATATGTTGCAATCGCCACAATCACATTCATACCATTGGGAACTTTATCAGCATTCATAAAATGATTCATTCTTGTTCCAACTAATGGCTTCATCGGATATGATAAAATATGTCCTAACGTATCCATTCTTTGTTTGAAATTTGTAGCATAAATACCCATCGCTTGTTTACCCATAGCCGATTGATATGTATTTCTTGGTGATTGATTATGATCTGGAAATGGAATACATGATGCTAATACACCTAAAATTAAAGCTGGATGTATTTCACAATGTGTATATCTAAAAATCTTATTATCATGTTTTTTTGTTAAATATTTAGGAGACATTGCTATCATACATGTTTCACTTTCTTGAGCATCTATATATTCAATTACAGAATTTTTATTTTTACTTTTTGAAATCAATAAATCATTCCAATTTATATTTTTTTTTTTAATATTTCTAATTAAAATATCATTGATATTCAATTCATTATTATTAACCACAAATACTGGTCTAATACATCTTCCTGCATCTGTATAAATATAAATTGCATTTTTCTTAATACTCCATACTACAGATGTATAAATATTTATTACTCCCAATCTTTTAAATAATCTCAATTTCTTGTGTAGTATATGCAGATTATTATGCAAACCATGCCAATCCCCATTTATAAAAATCTTTCCAAGTGTTCTTATATCATGAACGGATGCATTGTCTAATTCAATTATCTTCTCTAGTTTTAATAGTTCTTTTATCGGTTCCGAATTCGATGATAATGTAATATGTGATGATATTGCTAAATTTTTTACAACACCAACCGAACCACCCTCCGGTGTTTCCGCAGGACAAATATATCCCCAAGTAGTATTATGCAATTTTCTAGGAGGGATCAATTTACCCGTCTTTTCAATCGGTGTATTTAATCTTCTCAAATGTGATAATGTACTCAAATAAGTTAATCTACTTAATACTTGTGCAATACCCACCTTACTTGACATATTCTTTAATCCCCAATTACCAGTCGCCAATGCATATTTCATACCAGTTTCAATTGTTGTTGACTTTAATAATTTATAAACATTGTTACTATTAATCACATCATCTAGTTTTTTTGATGACTTCCATATACCACTATTTAATTCCTTCATTACAGAATTTCTCATATCTTTAATTAATTTAGTATAATATTGTCTAAACAAATTCGCTAATAATATTCCCGGTGAATCAATTCTCTTGTTAATATATGAATCACGATCATCATAATCTATTCTATTACAATATGCCAATAATAACTTTTTTACCATCAAACCTATATATAAAACTTTCTTCTTAAATGATCTCCCCAAATGTGGTAAAAATTCTTTCGTCAATATATCATTCACTATACTTATTTTTTTATCTTTCTCAATTTTAATATCTTTTGGCTGATTTGTACACACTATATATTTTGTTAAATAATCCATCGCCAATTGTTGGGTTAAAATTGAACTTGCCTCTTCCAAACTCGGCTTCAATAATTGAATTAATTCAATAGATTCACTATCATGTATATCATATATTACCGACTCAATAATATCTTTATCAGATTCCTTCCCTAAAGCTTTAAATAATATAAAAATTGGAATATCTTGCTTAATATGGGGAACAGTAATCTTAATCGTCTTACCATATATTCCACTTTTTGATGTAATTTTAATCGAAACATTTTTTGGTGGTAAAAATTTATGTTCAGGTATTGATTTTACCTCCACCACATGAGAATATTTACTATTCAATTTATTAGATTTAAATACATACATCTTATTTTCAGCCACTCTCTCCTGACAAACAATCACCTTTTCACTCCCATTTATAATAAAATAACCTCCATTATCATATTTACACTCCCCCAATTCCAATCTTGATTTATTCCCAACCTTCTTCAATGTACAATACTTAGATTGTAACATTACGGGAATCTTTCCAATTGTAATCTTATCTAAATTTTTTTTAGTCTCCGTTACCATGTTCGTCTCCGGATCTCGACACACAAATCTAATCTTTATATCCACAAATAATGGAGATGAATATGTAAAATTTCTTAATCTCGCCTCATTCGGAAACATTGGCTTCGTACTACCATCATTTTCATGTATTGTTGGCTTCGTCAATACTGGATTATTCAAATATACATAAATCTCATTATTATAACTATTCAATTCAGGATTATAATCATGGAAAATTGTTAAAGGATTATATTGCATTATAATATCATGTAACTTATTCTGAATAAAATCATTATATGACTCGATCTGATGTCTTACTAATTGCTTTCCTCCAGAAGATTTAAATAAACATTCAACAAATTGCCATATATTTTCTTCATTCTCTAATAATTTAGCCATTTAATCTTTATTCCAATCTATCGTTAAGTCCTTTTCAAATTTTTTTTTAATTAAATTTTTAATTTTTTTTAATTACAAAATAATTAAAGACTTTAGATAATATTAAAAATTATTACCAATTATAAAAATAATAAAAAAATATTTAATAAATTTAAATATTCACTCGATCCATTCGACATCTTCTTGTCACATTTACAAATCTCTATTCCTATCTTAGCCTTCAATATTTCATCCAAATCTATTTTATTTCCTCTTATAACTCTTAATAATGATGCACATATACTTTCAGATGAATTTCCCTTCAATAATAAATCCTTGGTAAATTCATGTATCTTTTTAAAATCCTTATTTTCATCTTCAATAAATTTTATCATTTTTTCATCATCATATTCTCCACTTACTAACAATAATTGCTCCTCATTTAAACCATTATTACTCATTAATGAACTATATTGCAACATATTTATTCCCTTTCTCAAATCTCCTTCCGATAACTTAAAAAGAAGATTCAAAAAATTACTATTCAATTCTAACCCCTCATTATCACAAATATACTTTATTTTCTTATCAAATATGTTTAACTTTATCAAATCAAACTTATATAATGCACATCTTGATGTTATCGGCTCTATAATCTTAGTTACATAATTACAAATAATACAAAATCTGGTTATATGCGAATATGTTTCCATACTCCTTCTTAATGCCGTCTGAGCATCATTCGTTATCGTATCCGCCTCATCCAAAATAATTATCTTATATGGCGGCAATTTATCACTTTTACTTATCGTATTACATGCAAATGATTTAATTTTTTCCCTAACAACCTTTATTCCCCTCTCTTGTGACGCATTTAAAATTATAATTCTGTTTTTAATATTTTCTATTCCATATATCTCCTTTGCAATAGATAAAATCGCAGATGTTTTACCTGTACCAGGTGGACCATAAAATAGTAAATGAGGCATATTTTTTGTATTCACCAAATTTTTTAATGAATTTATTGTCTTTTCTTGACCTACTATTTCATCCAAATCCTTCGGTTTATATTTTTCTACCCATGGAATCTTCTCATCATTATTTTTATTTACTATTATTTTATCAAACATTACTTTATTTAATGTTTTTATCTTTATTTAATAATTATTTCTAAAATTAATTTATTCCTAAAAAAACTTAAAGAATATTATTTTCAATACTAATCTAAATATTTACTCATTTTTAAATATATATAATTTTAAGTTAAACTTATTAACCAAATAAAAAAAAAAAAAAAAAAAATAAGTCTTTTTCACTCATTTTGAAAAATAAATTCATAAATTTTTTCAGATTTTTTTTTACTCATTTTCTGATATTTACCGTCTTTTATTTCATATTCTAAATTTTTTAATAATTCCGGATTATCTTTATAAGCTGAATACAAATCTAATAAATTACCATATTTTTTATTAATAGCTATTGCTATCGCATTTGATATACCCGGTATCTGGGATAATTGTGATAAATAACATATCTCCCGCGTGATATTTTTTTTTTTCTTCAACTTTATACATTTTAAATATTTTTCTCCATTATTAGATTCCCCTATAACATTTTTATCATCTTTACAAATTATTTTATCCGGATTTTTATCTAATTTATCATATATTTTTTTTAAAAATTTACAAGTTTCATCCACATTCTTCGTCTGATAAATTTTAATATTATTTTTAATTAATAATGATATAAATACACTCGTAACAACTTCTTTTGATAAACCATCTATTTTATCTCCATATTTATTTAAATCTCCTTCTATTAAATACAATATTTTATCTTTTGGGATATTTTCAATCAATCTTGTCTTTTGTTCTATATATCTTTTTGATTTTATTGAAGATATTAAATCCTTTATTGTTTTTCTCTCAATTAACAATATTAACTTTCCATCTAAATTAAATTGAATATCACCAATATCCAAATTTTTTTGAATTATTTTATTATTTTCTTCAAAAAATTTTTTAATCTTTTTTTCTCTATTATCAATAATTAATTCCATATTATTATTACTAAATACAATTAATATCTTTAAATATTCATGAATTTTTTTGTAATCGTAAAAAAAATACTATTTAATAAAATAAAATTGAATATAAAAAATATCTATTTTATATAAACATATGTTAAAATCAAATAATGAAGAAAATGATGGAAAAATAAAAATTAATCCATACAATGTTAATAATAAATTAATAAATAAAGATGATTTACAAGCAATATTTAATTCCGTTGGCGTTGATAATATTAAAATTAATGATCTATCTATTTATCAATTGGCATTTTCACATAAATCTTATTGTACTAAAAAACAAAATGATATTAATGACGTCGAAATTGCCGAAAAACCAGATAATGCTTTAGAATTACAACCCGAGTCCAATGAAAGAATTGAATATTTAGGCGACTCAATTATTAGCTCTGTAATAGCAAAATATCTTTTTGATAGATTTTCATCAGAAGATGAAGGTTTCTTAACTAGAATGAGAACAAAATTAGTTAATGGTGAAGCATTAGGTAATTTTGCTTGCAAAATTGGTTTAAATCCATTTTTACTACTTTCAAGACATGTTGAAGAAAGATGCAATGGTAGAAATAATTATCGAATTTTAGAAGATGCCTTTGAATCATTCATAGGTGCTATATTTTTAGACTCAAATAATGTTGATCTTAATGAATTTTACCAAAATCTCTATCATAATCATAACAAAGATTTAATACAAACTATCAAAAATCAAATAAATCATCTCAATATAAAAAAAAAAAATAAAGAAATTTCCCAAATATTTCATAACCTAAATCTTTTAGAACAATCAAAACTTAAATACAATAACGATTTCTCTGGACCAGGCTATCAAATTTGTGAAAATTTTATTATAAATATTATTGAAAATAATGTAGATTTTACTGAACTCATTTTAAAAGATACAAATTATAAAGACCAACTTCTTAGATATTTTCAACATAATTTTCAAATAACACCAAAATATATTGAAACTAATTGCGAAGGACCTCCTCATAATAGAATATTTACTATGTCCGTATTAGGACCAAATGGTAATATTATTGGTACCGGTAGTGGTAAATCCAAAAAAAAGGCAGAACAAAAAGCATCTAAATTCGCATTAATAAATTTTGGCAAAATCATTGAAGATGATGATTCAAGTTCAGAAAATTAAATTAATTATATTTCTTCCAATACTTAATATCACATTTTTGACAATACCATCCATCTAATAATTTATAATCACATTTCAAACAATATTTTTTTTTCTTTTTTTTATTTGACTTTTTTTTAAAATCCAAATAATCTATCAATTGAATAAATTTATATAACAATCCTATAAAATTTAATATAAATAAGAACAATACAAAAATAAATGTAAAAAAATCAATGTAAAATATAAATATTTATCTTTTTAAATAAAAATTTTCTAAAATTAATAAATCTCATCTATATAATAATATATCTAAAGATTCCATGTCTCCACAAAGTATAAATAGCACCCAACAAGAATTTCTTCATAACGAAATCAAAAAATATTTAACCAATCTATCTAAAGATCAAAGAAAATTAATTTCAAAAAAAATAATAAAAGAACATATTAAACAAATTTATAAAACCACAGATTTTGATTACAATGTTATCAAAAACACTATCTGGGATCTTACAAAAAAAATTAATAAAGAAATCGCTAAAAAAG